AAGCGGCCAGGCTAGCGTATGGTTGCCAGACACCACGACTTACAAGTATGTCCTAAAGACGCCTACCGATACCACGCTGTACACGGTGGACTATGTGAGCGTGCCGGTTACCGCAAATTCCTTTGCCTCGCCGCCTGCTATTGGTAGCAGCGTCCCTAACGCCGGTACATTCACCACGCTGATTGCCACCGGCCAGGTTACGTTTGCCTCTACTGGCGCTGCGGTGATCAACGTGGGCACGACATCGGAGCGGCCAGCCACGCCGCAGACGGGCATGATCCGCTACAACAGCACGATCAGCAAGTACGAAGGCTACGCCGGAACCGCATGGGGCCAGTTGGGCGGTGGGGCTACGGGCGGTGGTACGGACCAGATATTCATTCAGAACGGTCAGACTGTAAACACCGATTACACTATCCCCACAAGCAACAACGCTGGTACATTTGGGCCTGTAACTGTGGCGACAGGGGTTACCGTAACTGTTCCTACCGGCTCGGTCTGGTCCATTGTTTAAAGGAATAACATGAGCGCTATAGCAATCACAAGCAGCGGCAGCGGGGCGGGTACGCTCTCCATTGCCGCGCCCATTACGGCTACCAACAGAACGCTGACGCTGCCTGATGCAACCACCACGTTTGTGGGTACGGATGCAACGCAGACGCTGACCAATAAGACCATCCAAGGCGGTGCTATTACGTCTGGTACGGCTGTTGCGTCTACTAGCGGTACTTCGATTGATTTCACGTCTATCCCTAGCTGGGTGAAACGCATTACTGTGATGTTTAACGGCGTTTCGCTAAACAGCACAGGAGCATTTTTAATTCAAATTGGCTCTGGTAGTGTATCAACTACGGGGTATGACGCTGTTTTGATAATTGGAAGCCAAGGTTCATCCAATACAGTTAATGCGTCCACAGCGGGCTTCCCGTTTTATTCTGGAATTGCCTCTTATGTTGTAAGTGGCTCAATGATTATTACCAATATCACAGGCAATACTTGGGTGGAGCAAGGTGTTTTTGCAAACTCTACTACAACACCTTTTGTAACATCAACAGCAGGCGTTAAAGCACTCTCAGGGGTGCTTGATCGTGTCCGCATTACAACTACTACTGGCACAGACACATTTGATGCCGGTTCAATCAACATTTTGTACGAGGGTTAATCATGCCTACACGAATCGAAGTCAACTGCGAAACCGGCGAAGTCAAAGAGATTGAGTTGGAAGGCGAGGAACTCGCTGCATATGAGGCATCATTGGCTGCACAGGCCGCTGAAGGACAACCACAATGACCATCTCCATTAACGGCACGAACGGCTTAATTCAAGCCTACGATTACCAAGTTCTGACGACGGGCTTTAGCTACACCTTTGCGGCTGGTACGCAAGTGCTGGTGATTAACCCCGCTGGTACGCTGGCTACGGGTACGATTACTATGCCTGCTGCCCCTAGCGATGGTATGACGATTACGGTGGAGTCCACGCAGCAAGTGACTGCGCTTACCATGTCCGGCAACGGCGGTACGATTGTTGGCGCTGCTACGCAACTGATTCCTAACCAGCCCCTGTCGTGGGTTTATCGCTCAACCGGAACCACTTGGTATCCGTTCTCTGGCGGTGCTGGACGGGCTACTGCGCTGGTTAGCGGTACATCTCAGGCTTCTACTAGCGGTACGTCAATTGACTTCACCGGAATACCTAGCTGGGTTAAACGCATCACGGTGATGCTTGCAGGGGTTTCTACTAACGGAACTGGCGTTATTCAAATACAAATTGGCTCGGGTAGTTTTACAACTTCTGGGTATTTGGGTGCTGGCGGCTACATCTTAAATGCGGCGGCTTCGGGGGTAGCAAGTGTCGGCTCTGGGTTTGCTATTTCTTCTGCAAATGCGGCGGCGGCTGTGTATCAAGGTTCTATGGTTTTGACATTGCTTGGCGCTAATCAATGGGTTGCTAACGGCACTTTTGGAAGAAGTGATGCAACAGCCGTAATAAATTTTGGCCAAGGTTCAGTTACTCTTGGCGGTGTTCTTGACCGATTGCGTGTTATTGGTAGCGCAACAGGATCGCCATCAGACACCTTCGACGCAGGCTCCATAAACATTCTTTACGAGTAACAGATCATGGCAACAACTATTTCTGGAACCGCTGGTGTAACCTTCCCCGCAGGTGGCCTTGGCAACCCAGCCGGTGCGGTGGTGGGTACTACCGACACGCAGACGCTGACGAATAAGACCATTCAAGGTGGTGCTATCACTTCGGGTACGGCGCAAGCGTCTACGTCAGGTACAGCAATTGACTTTACGTCTATCCCTAGCTGGGTGAAGCGCGTTACAGTAAATTTTGTTGGTGTCAGCACAAACGGAACATCAAATTATCAAGTGCAAATTGGTGCATCTAGTTTTACAACTAGTGGATATTTAGGCGCATCTACAGATGGCCCAGTATTAACGTCAACAGCTTTTACAACGGGTTTTGGAATCAGAACTGCATCTGCTTCTGCAATTATCCACGGGGCTATGGTTATCAATCTTGTGACCGGGAATACTTGGGTTGCTGCGGGAACTCTTGCTAGATCAGATGGGGCTGCATTTATATCATCAGCAGGATCGCTTGCTCTTGGCGGAACCCTAGATCGCGTCCGCATCACCACAGTCAACGGCACAGACACCTTCGACGCTGGCTCTATCAACATCCTGTACGAATAATGACTTCGCCAGAAATTGATCCCGTCAAGTACGGCGTGCTGTGGCAGAAGGTGCAGGACTACGAGCGCCGGTTTGACGAGATGAGCGCCAAGATTGACAAGCTGGAGACCAACATCGACAAGCTGGTCGCGCTGGCAAATCAAGGCCGTGGCGGTTTCTGGATGGGCATGATCTTCGTGTCCGCTGTCAGCAGCGTAATGGGCTATGTAAGCCATTGGTTGGGTAAAAGTTGAAATGGGTGGTCGCTGCTATCTTGATCACCACGCCCGCAAAGTTCGTTTGCGTTAAGTGGTATTGGACGGGCGACGTATTTGACCGCAAGGTGTACTGCTTAAAGTGGGAGAAGGTGGACAAATGATTGATCCCGTCACCGCATTTGCAGCAGCCCAAGCAGCCGTTAAAGGGGTCAAGGCAGCCATAGCTTTGGGTAAAGATATACAGGCCGTATCGGGCGACCTGATGAAGTTCTTTGAGGCCAAGGATGTTGTCCAGAAGGCAGCTTCCAAACCCAAGTCTAGCTTTGCAAAGTCAGATACGGCTGCGGCCTTTGAGATCGTGATGCAGGCCAAGCAACTAGCCGACGCCGAGCGGGAACTGAACAATTACTTTGTCATGTCGGGTAACGCTGACCTGTGGCAGCAACTGCTGGTGGAGCGTAACAACATCATCCAGCGACGCAAGGCGCAGGAGATACTAGACGAGAAGAACGCCAAGGCTAAGAAAGAGGAAATGGAAGATTTCCTGACCTGGTTGATGGCCGGTGCGCTAGTGATCTTGCTGCTTGCGATGTGTTTTTGGTGGTTTACACTTTTGATGGAGAAATAATATGTTTGACGTTACAGCCATAAGCCCCGACGATAAAACCGCCAAGCATTTCATCTATTACTTTGCTTGGTTCTGGTCCATAACCTCGGTTATTTACTTTTTCTGCGTGACGTTTTTGCCACTGCCAATAGGTGGCAGGGACTTCGCCAACATCATTTTGGGCTTTCTGTTGGGTACAGCAGTTGCCACCATCATTTCGTTCTTCTATGGATCAAGCAAGTCGAGCAAAGACAAAACTGATGCCATGATGAAAGCCGATGATGTTAAGCCTGTTTAACCCTTGGGTAATCCTTGGCATTGTCCTTGCCCTGATTGGCAGTTTTGGTAGCGGGTACTACAGTGGCAAGCAAAATGAGTACGAGCATCAGCAAATTGAAATTGCCCGTTTAAACCAGCAAGCACGGGACGCAGAACAGCGTATGGTTGAGGTTGCCCAGACGTATGCTGAGACTTTAAGGAAATCTAACGATGTTGCAAAAGCTAAAGAAACTAAGCTGCGTGCTGATATTGCCACTGGTGAGCGCAGGTTGTTCATTCCTGTCAAAACCCCCATCTGCTCCGTACTTGCCACCGCAGATACCACCGTTACCAGTGGAAATACAGAAACAAGAGCCGAACTTGACACAGGAATTGCTCAGGCTCTTGTCGATCTCACCAGCCGAGGAGATCAAGCCATCCGCAACCTTAACGCCTGCATCGACCAATACGAAAAAATGAGGGGTTCTAAATGAACTTGACACCTAACTTCACGTTGGCAGAATTAATTGTCACCGACCACCGAGAATTTAAAAATGAACCTAACCCTGCTGAAACAGAAAATCTCAAGCGTTTGGCTGGCCTTTTGGAGCAAGTCAAAGTTGCTATTGGCGGCAAGCCGGTTATGGTTAACTCAGCATTTCGGAGTAAGCAAGTAAATGATGCAGTGGGCAGTAAAGACACTAGCCAGCATCGGCTCGGCGGCGCTGCTGATATTCGTGT